CGCGGATCTAAAATATAGGGCCACCACTAGCTTGAACTAAATCCGGTATGCAACAACAAGCCCGGGTTGTTCCCCCAGCTGTGGCCGTTGCCGGTGTACAAGCCGGTGACGGCTATGTTACGGGATTTCGTGGTGTACGTGCTGGTGGTCGAGTCAGACGATATCGATTTCGACCAGATTCAGTACGTTTCATGGGACGCCATGAAGAAGATCTTTCCGAGTATCCGACTGCCGACTGGTTGGACTTGGAATTTGAGCGTAGGCGATCCCCTTTTAACGGCCCATACAAAATACGCGTTCATGCTAAATTATACGCGTATGCTAGCCGTCATGTTTTTTTAGCCCGTCGTACCACACAAATGTCGCGAGCGCTTATGAGCAAGTGCGTTGCGTGGTGTCAACAAAATGACATTACTGACGAACACCAAGCTTATAAGCTAGCTACTGATGTGGTGGCTGCGTGCCAATATCTCACACCAGCTGAGATTAAATATCAAGAAATAGTTGGCACTTGCAGCTTGACGGAGCATTATGACGTAGCACAACAAGTTGCTGCCGGTCAGGTGAAATTAAGAGCTGACTTAAAACAACGCCTGACTGTGATAATGCAAGTGTTACGTTATGCAGTCGAGATAGGCATATTCTTGGCCATCGCATATACTGCCACTAGTGTGCTAGCTGCTGTAACATCAAGCGCTGCCCTAGCTGGTTGGATTATGTGGGCCTTCGGCGGATATGTCTCTTATAGCTACACGAATGACCTCATCGACCTGTATAATAGGGGATGGGGTTACCGTGTAGTAGCCGACAAATAGGGTTGTGCTGTAGAGGTCCTAGCACATTGCGCATATCCAAAACAGCTTGAAGAACTGGATCGCAATTGCTCCATCCAATGGGCCCCTATGATTAACCACGACTCTATTCGTATGATGTGGCGATTGCAACCGCCCATAACGTCCATATCCACCCCATCTGTACACGCGGATTGTGTTTGTAATGAATACATATCCGTGTGTAATCGGGTATTGGGTAAAGTTCCCAAACCCACTCCAGAAGCTATCATATCTCTGCGACGCACTATGAAGTCCATGTTGAGGTATATGCAGCCCGTGATCCCCATTACTAATGAGGAATTCATTGAGCCATATGCTGGGCCCAAGCGAAAAGGCTATTTACAAGCTGCCAAATCGCTCGAGGCTGACCCAATTAATGCATTTGACGCACGTGTCAAATGTTTTGTGAAGTGCGAACGCATTAATATGATTGAGAAGGAGAACCCTGACCCCCGTATGATATCGTATCGATCAAAACGATATGTGCTCGAAGTGGGTAAATATCTAAAACCCCTGGAGCACCAGCTGTACACAAAGAAGTTTTGGCTTAAGTCAAGGGTTATTGTCAAAGGCTTGAATCCAACTGATCGAGCTAAGCTCTTGGTTAAGAAAATGGAAAGGTTTCAACAACCGTTGGTACTGTCTTTGGATTGTAGTAGGTGGGATAAACATGTGTCTCCAGAGTTATTAAAGCTGGAGCACTGGTTTTATTGGAAGTTGACACGATCCAAGTACCTACGGTGGTTGTTGAGTATGCAAGTCAACAACAATTGTACAACTAGAGGGGGTATTAAATATAAAGCCAATGGTAGGCGTATGTCCGGCGACTATAATACTGCACTGGGTAACTGCCTATTAATGACAGCCATGGCTTTTAATGTGTTTGAATCCTTAGGGATCAAATACGATATTATGGACGATGGCGATGATTGTCTCATCATAATCGACAAGAGAGATCGGTCTATATTAGACTGTTTACCTCAACGCTTTCTCAACTTTGGTCATGAACTAAAAGTTGAGAATTTAGCAGAATATATTGAGGACGTTCGGTTCTGTCAGTCCGCACCAATTTATGACGGGATACGATGGAGGTTTGTCCGAGATTATAAGAAGGTACTAGCCAATGCTGCAACAGGATTCGCAAAGTTGCGTGATGTCACACAGCGTAAGCGAATGTTGTATGCTATTGGAGTTTGTGAATTGAGCCTGAATCGTGGGATTCCGGTTCTGCAAGAGCTGGCTTTGAAGTTAATATCATTGGGTGAGAGACCAGCTGAAGGTGTTAAAGAGTACCTGGACAAAGATCCATTGTTTAAAGATTTATCTTACCGTGTGCGGAACATCAATTTGTGTGAGCAAGGTGAGGATATAGCGATCCAAACCCGCTGGTCGTTTTATCGCGCTTTTAAGCTCACCAATTCGCAACAGGAAATGATGGAAGATACTTTGCGAGATTGGAGACCCAACATTTTCGCAACTGACCTGTTGCCTTTTGACCAAGCAGCTACCGAACGTTTACCCGATGATATTGTGCTAGCGGGCACTTCATGAAATTTTCCTAGTAGACTAGGCTTTCATAAGTGTTCGTCGCGCTTTTAATTGTAGCATTGAATGGCACCGAAGAAGGTTACCAACAGTAATGCAGTCCAAGTAGCGAACTTGCGAGCTAAGATCGCTGAATTGGAATTGGCTCGGAAAAATCGACAGCCAAAGACCCAGAAAGGTAACAAACGTAGACGGCGTAATAAGATGAATCCGACTCGTGGAATTGCCGGTCTATCACCAGCAGGCCGGAAATTCATTGAATGCTTTATGGCTGGCACTGGTATGCGAGATATGGATGAAGGTTTGCCCGATCGGTTTTCAGGTGACACGTACCGTGCGTTTCACACATTCGCATTGACGGTTTTGCCTGATGCCGCAGGGCGAATCGCTTTGGCTTTAACACCGAGCCCGATTTGTCCACTCGCTATTCAGCGCGGCCAATTTTCCACCAATATCTACGATGTCCCCGCGGCAACGTGGATAAACAGCGCATTCAGTAGTGACACGAGTCCCGCTTGGGGTAAGAACACGTGGTGGGGCATCCCAATAACGGATTACCAGAAAGGTAACCCGTTGTTGGCTAACAGCCCACAAAGTCAGAATGCGTCTACGTTTTCGAGTGAGTCCTGGCGCATCGTGAAAGCAGATGCGTCGGTCGGTTACATCGGCACAACATTAGCCGATAGTGGGCTAATTTCAACAGCCCGTCAAGATGTCCACCAGACCGACATCAACACATATAATCCGACTTTGCCTGCACCATTTTATGGTCAAGGGGCCATGCAGATCTCTGATGTTGGCCCTACTACCACCAGTGACCTAAGTGGTGCTAAAGATCTGGCAATGCGAAGGATTACAAAGGGCGCGCAGCTGAAACTTATGCCTAACGGCAGTTTCGGCTTTTTGCCATGGAAAGATGGCATGTTGATGGCAACGGATCCAGCAGCCACAACTATTAGCGCGGCCTATTGTCAACTTGGTGTCGATGCTAGCGGCGTAGCTGCCTTGCCTGTTCCAGGTTTGGGTGGCGCTGATTCTTCGTACTGTTTTATTGACGGTATGCAAGCAAATCAGGCCGTTATGGTCGAAGTGGTCATGTGTGTTGAGCATCAAGTCAACATCAAGTCAACTGTTCGGTCAGCGGCAAAACCATCGCCGCCAGCTGATAACAAGGCTTTGGACATGGTAACCGACATGGCACGCACCTTGCCCAGTTCTATTGATGCTGGGTGTGATTGGTGGTGCTACGTTAAGAAGGGTCTTGGGATGATGGGCACAGCTGCTAGTTATGCAGCTGAGGCCGTTCCCTATGTTGGACCGATTGCGCGTGGTAGTCGTGCATTTTATTCCGCCTTCGCTAGTATGGGAGGTGGGAATGCGTTGAATGGGGTAACGCAGTATGCACTTGGCTACAGATAAAGATGCGCCATTTTCAGGGAGTAGTTAGTTGCAGTGGTAGTACTGAAAAGTCCCACTATGCATTGCTTGCCATAAATATAAGCTTGCTATAATATTCTTGTCGATAATAATTTGGATGGTTGTGTCCCCTGGCATCAAGTCCCTCTATATCGTAATTACGTGCACTGCGCCAACCGCAGGAAGCGACTCGCAGCGGAGGAGTGGAACCGTGTGAACGGTCCCACCCCGTTTGTCAAGGATGTACGTATATACGCTCTGTAGGTATGGGTTACGGGCGATGTCGGGATGTGTAAAATTGCTTAGCAT